CCATGGCCGATGCAATATACGATGTACTACAACAAGGGGCAGTTATAGATGAATTACCTAAAACTTTAACAACTGTTTATATGAGTAATATTTACTCTAATCCGACAATTAACGGAAGTGCATCTGATATTATAAAAGAGGTTAATTATCAAAAACAAACCAACGAAAAATTCAAAACTAATTATGAACAGTGGTTAGATATATTTAAATCTGTGATACAGAGAGGTGAAAGTTGAATATTCCTAACAATAAACATATTTATATAAAAAGATTACAAATGAACATTAAAAATTTATTAGACGACTACCTACAAAAAGATAGTAGAATTACTGAAAGAGATAATGGTGATGGTTATAAAGAAGTTTGTGATTTAGATACTGGAGATTGTTATACCGTCAGAATGAGAGATGGTTTAATTGAAAGAGTTGATAACACTATGAAGGTTAATAGAACTATGAAAGTTGAGACACGACATGGCGTAAAAACATTATTAAATGGTTAAAAATTAGAAAAATGTCTATAGATAAAAAAATTATAAATGAAATTGAAAGATATAATAAGATAACTAATTATATCATTGAGCAGGAAGATACTGAATTACCCCCACTACCTGATGAAGGTGGTGATGAAAATTTGGAAATGGGTGTAGATACCGAAACAAATGTTGAGGAAGTTCCTGAACCTGTAGACGTTGATAGTGACCCAGATGTTGAAGTTGTTGGAGATGAAAGTGTCGATATTACTGATGAAGGTGGTGTTGAGGAGTTAGACATTACAGATTTAGTAACAACTCAGAAAGATATTTCTGACAAACAGGATGAGTATATGGAGAATATGTTTAGTAAGTTAGATGATTTAACTTCTAAATTAGGTGAGATGGACACTATCTTAAATAAGATTAACGACTTAGAACAAAAAGTTGAAAAATACAGACAAAAATCACCTGAAGAAAAATTACAGTTGAGAAGTCTTGATAGTTATCCATACAATCAAAAACTAACAGACTTCTTTATGGACAAACAAGATGAGTTAGAACAAACAGGTAAAAACGAATACGTTTTAACCTCTGACGATGTTGAAAGTTATTCTGATGGTGATATCAAAAAGTCTTTTGATAAACCATTTGAAGATGAAGATAGATTATAAAATACTATTAATATTAATTACTTTTTTATTTTCGGGATGTTATAATACAATCCCAACAAAAGTATACAAAAATCCTAGTAAATTTGGATTTGACGCAATGATTCCCACATATTGGGACGGACAATACCCTATAAAGTATTGGGAGAGTACAATTAAAGTCGGTGAAAAATGGACAGATTGGAACGGTATCACATGGGTGATTGAAAAACACCCAACGGAAGAAGGGGTTCTAATAGTTCGTACTGACATATCAGAATAAAAAAAGGACCATATTGATGGTCCTTTTTTATGTGTATCATTTGACTTAGTGTTTTTCGTTGTTATATTTTACATTGAGTAATAGATAAAAATTTAACGAATAAAAGAAAAAAATTATGGCAAATGCACTCGACGCAGTACTGGCACAGTACGAAAAAAACACAGAGTCTCGCGGTGGTGGAGACGGAATGACGCAACAAGAACGTCTTAAAAAATACTACACTACGTATCTACCTAAAGGAACCAAATCAGGGCAATCACGAATTAGAATACTCCCCACTCCTGACGGTTCATCACCATTTAAGGAGGTATGGTTTCACGAAGTACAAGTTGATGGACGATGGGTTAAACTATACGACCCAGGAAAAAATGATGGAGAACGTTCACCACTAACTGAAGTATATGAAGAACTCATGTCTACGGGTAAAGAGGCGGATAAGAAGTTGGCAATGCAATACCGACCTCGTAAGTTTTACATTGTGAAGGTTATTGACCGAGATAATGAAGAAGACGGGGTAAAGTTTTGGAGATTTAAAGACAACTATAAGCAGGAGGGTATTCTCGATAAAATCATTCCTATTTGGAGGGCAAAAGGAGACGTTACGGATGGTAACGAAGGTCGTGACCTCATTGTCGAACTATCTAAATCTAAGACTAATTCAGGAATTGAATACACCGTTGTTCAGACAATCATGTATGATGACCCATGTCCTTTAAGTGGAGATGCGGACCAAATGAAAGAATGGATAGAAGATGGTATGACATGGTCTGACGTTTACGCACAAAGACCTATTGAGTATCTTGAGGCGGTTGCACGTGGTGAGACACCTGTATGGGATTCTGAACTTAAGAAGTTTGTCTATGGTGACGACACTACCGAAACAATTGGTGGTACTACAACTACTAAGACAGAAACTACTGAAGAATTAAAAGACCCACAAACAAAAATGCAGGTTGACGAAGACCTTCCTTTCTAACAAAAACAAAACAATAGATGGGGGGGTGTAACAACTCTCCCATCTTTATCATTATGAAATTTTTGTAATGAAAAAAACAAAATACAATGGCAATTAAGAAAAAATCATTTAAAGACATAAAGAAGCAGTTTTCTTCTTCGGCAAAATTCAAACCTCAAAGATTCTATGACTTGGGCACTGATTTTTTGGATGCCGTAGGAGTACCTGGACCTGCTATGGGACATCTTAATATGTTCTTGGGTCATTCAGACACAGGTAAAACAACTGCTTTGGTTAAAGCGGCGGTTGACGCACAAAAGAGAGGTATTCTTCCAGTATTTATCATTACGGAACAAAAATGGTCGTTTGACCACGCAAAACTTATGGGTTTTGAATGTGAAGAATTAGTGGATGAAGAAACTGGAGAGTTGGATTGGGATGGATTTTTTATCTTCAATAACAACTTTGAATACATCGAGCAAATTACAGACTATATCAATTCTTTGTTAGATGCGCAAGAAAAGGGAGACTTGGATTATGACCTTCTTTTCCTTTGGGACTCGGTAGGTTCTGTACCTTGTAAGATGACTTATGACGGTAAAGGAGGTAAACAACACAACGCTGCGGTACTCGCAGACAAAATAGGAATGGGTATTAACCAAAGAATATCAGGTTCACGTAGGTCAGACTCTAAACACGAAAACACTTTGGTTATTGTTAATCAACCATGGGTAGAACTCCCCGACAATCCTTTTGGACAACCTAAAATCAAGGCGAAGGGTGGTGAAGCGATTTGGTTGAACTCATCAATGGTATTCTTGTTTGGTAATCAAAAGAATGCAGGAACTACGAAGATTACTGCAGTAAAAGACAAAAGAAAAGTAAAATTCGCTAGCAGAACAAAAGTCTCTGTAATGAAAAACCACATTAACGGACTAGGATATGAAGATGGTAGAATACTTGTAACTGCTCATGGATTCTTAGCGGGTAAAGACTCAACGGAAGAGAAGAAGTCTATTGAAAAGTACAAGTCAGAACATTCTGAGTATTGGAAAGATATTATTGGAATAGGTAGTGATTTTAAGTTGGAAGAAGATAGTCTAATCGCGTAATTTAAAACAAGTGACAAAAACCTTATTAGTGGACGGTAACAATCTATTTAAGATTGGATATCACGGTGTTCGGGAATATTACCATAAGGGTAATCACATAGGTGGAATTTACCACTTTGTGAATACAATTAGACGATTTATATCCGAATACAACTACGATAAGGTTATTGTTTTTTGGGACGGCAATGACAACTCTAATCAAAGGAAAAAGATTTTTCCTGAATACAAAGAGAATCGTCGTTATAACAGACTAAACGATATCCAAAAACAATCTTTTAATTGGCAACAAAAGAGAGTGAAAGAGTACTTGGAAGAGATGTTTATTCGTCAGGTTGTTGTTGATGGTAATGAATCGGACGATATGATAGCATACTACTGTCAAATATCTGAAGATGAAAACAAAACAATATTCTCGGCGGATAAAGACTTAACACAACTAATTTCCGAAAGAGTACAAGTCTACTCACCAACTCAAAAACAAATGATTAAGTTTGGTGATAAGGTAAAACTTAAAGATATTTCTATACCTCATCAGAATGTTACAACATTTAAAATAATATCAGGTGATAAGTCTGATAATATTGACGGGATATATTATTTTGGTGAAAAAACATTTGTAAAACTTTTTCCTGAGATAGTTGATTCTGTCGTTAGTGTTGACGATATTTTACAGAAGGGTGAACAACTACACGAAAATGACAAAGATAACAGAGCATTACAAAATTTACTTTCAGGTAAAACAAAAAGGGGGGTATATGGTGAAGAATTCTATGTTATTAATAGAAGTTTAGTGGATTTATCCTTACCTTTGTTAACTGACGAAGCAAGGGAACTCGTTGAACTTTATTATAAAGAAGATATTGACCCTGAAGGTCGGGGATATCAAAATCTTATGAGAAT